ACTACTCGACCCAGACGAAATTGATGTTGCTAAGAAGTCAATGTCGTCGTATGCCTTCCGACAAGAGTTTTTGGCATCGTTTGAAGCACTGGGTTCTGAGATCTTCAAAGAGGATTGGGTTAAGTTTTCTGATAAAGAGCCTGACGTTGGGGATTATTATATTGCAGTCGACCTTGCGGGTTTTGCTGATGTTGAAAGCGCGACGAAGTCTAAGAACAAAAGACTCGACCAAACAGCGATAGCAATCGTTAAGGCAAATGAAGACGGATGGTGGGTAGCGGATATTGTACATGGACGATGGGATATCAAAAAGACTGCCAGAAAGATTTTCGAGGCTGTCGATGCTTATCAACCAGTAGCGGTTGGTATCGAAAAAGGAGCCTTAAAGAATGCGGTACTTCCTTACCTTACAGATTTGATGAAGTCAAAACAACGGTTCTTCAGGGTGGAGGAACTAACGCATGGGAACAAGAAGAAAACTGATCGTGTTGTCTGGGCTCTTCAAGGACGCTTTGAGCATGGACAGATTACACTGAATGAAGGGGATTGGAACCCTGCGTTCCTTGACGAACTCTTTCAGTTTCCTAATGCCCTCGTGCATGATGACTTGGTTGACGCACTTGCATACATTGACCAACTAGCCAAAGTAGCATACTACTACGACTACGACGAAGACGACTTTGAAATCTTAGACCCTGTGGCAGGATATTAACATGGAATATGAAAACAACTCAATTGACCCAACGACCCTTGAGTCTTGGGTAATCAACAAATGCGATCAGTGGCGTGACCACTATGAAGGTAACTACAAAGAGAAGTTCGACGAATACTATCGTCTTTGGAGAGGCCAATGGGCCGCTGAAGACACCATGCGTCAATCAGAACGCTCTCGTATTATCTCCCCTGCCCTTCAACAAGCCGTAGAATCTGCAGTCGCAGAGGTCGAAGAAGCAACCTTTGGAAGAGGGAAGTGGTTCGACATTCAAGACGACATGATGGATCAAGATAACCAAGACATCTACCATCTACGTAATCATCTTGATGAGGATTTTAAATTTGTAGCCGCACGAAAGGCCATAGCAGAGTGTATTCTTAATGCGGCTGTGTTTGGTACTGGTGTTGCTGAAATCATTGCAGATGAAGAAATAGAGTTTACTCCCGCAACTCAGCCGATCATGGAAGGAGAAATGCAGGCTGTTGGTGTTCTTGAACGCACACGAACTGTGTTTAAAGTTCGACCTGTTATGCCACAAAACTTTTTGATTGATCCTGTAGCCACAAGTATTAAAGAAGCTTTAGGTGTTGCAATTGACGAGTATGTGCCGTTACACCAAGTACATATGGCACAAGAAGCAGGTATTTACGACCGTGTATCGGTTGAAGATGCCTCTGTTGATATTGATCTTGAACCAACACAAGATTTAACACTCTACACTGACGATAAAGTCCGATTGACTAAATACTATGGATTAGTCCCTTCAGATTTATTCCGTAAATCTCAAAACGAAGAGTTTGAGGCCGTCGATGCAGATGGCTTTGAAGAAGATTATATCCCAGAATATATTGAGGCCGTCATTGTCATTGCAAACGGGGGCATTCTTCTTAAAGCTGAAACAAATCCGTTTATGATGAAAGATCGTCCTATTGTTGCATTCCCTTGGGATGTTGTTCCGGGACGCTTCTGGGGCCGTGGAATCTGTGAGAAAGGATATAACGCACAGAAAGCACTTGACACTGAATTACGAGCACGAATTGATGCGCTTGCGCTTACTGTACATCCTATGCTTGCTGTTGATGCTTCACGCCTTCCTAGGGGAAGCAAATTGGAAGTTAGACCCGGCAAGGCCATCCTTACGAATGGCAATCCCTCAGAAATCCTACAGCCGTTTAGATTTGGAAATCTTGACGCCAACACATTTAATCAGTCTGCCAGTCTCCAACAAATGGTGCAAATGGCAACAGGAGCTATTGATGCGGCAGGTATTCCGGGAAGTATTAACGGCGATTCAACTGCGGCAGGTATTTCTATGTCTCTTGGAGCAATCATCAAGCGACATAAACGTACATTGATTAACTTCCAAGAAGCATTCTTAATTCCATTAGTCCAAAAGGTTGCTTATCGGTATATGCAGTTTGACCCTGAGCGTTACCCTGCTAAGGACTTTAAGTTTGTCGCTAGTAGCTCTTTGGGTATTATTGCTCGTGAGTATGAAGTGACACAGCTTGTGCAATTGCTACAGACAATGGGTCAGGATTCACCGATGTACCCAATGCTTGTTCAGTCTATTGTGGACAATATGAACTTAAGCAACCGTGAAGAAATTATTGCGAGCCTACAACAGTCTATGCAACCTAATCCAGAGCAACAGCAGGCTCAAATGCAAGCAATGCAGATGGATATGGCTCAAAAGCAAGCAATGGTTGAATACACACAAGCGCAAACACAAGAGGTTGTCTCACGCATTCAGCAAAATCAAGTTGAAACACAACTGCTTCCTGTTGATAGTGAGACCAAGCGTTATGCGGCTGTGATGAAAGGTATGGGTCAAGACCCTACTGAACAAGAGTTCACTCAACGTGCGAAGATTGCAGAACTTGCCCTCAAGCAACGTGAAATTGAAACAAAAGAAGATATCGTCGAAATGCAAATGAGAGGAACTAATGGTAACTAATCAAGACTTAGATAACGTCCTGCAACAGGTCAATGCTATTTTAAAACGCATGGATGAGCGTCTGACTAAAATGGAAGAAGAGGTCAAAAGGGCTAAAACACCACAAAAGAAGGCTCCATTAGCACAAGCCTCTTGACAAGTCAAGTATTTTATGGTATAATAGTAGTATATAAACAAAACAGGAGAAACTCATTTGAGTCCTGAAGATGAAACATATTATGAAAATTATCTTGGGTTGTTCATTCATCCGGGTTGGAAACAATTTGTTGGTGAAGCTCAAGAACTCTTGAATGCTTATAGTATTGAAGAGATAAAAAACGAACAAGAATTATTTTTTGTCAAAGGACAACGAAGTTCACTATTGAACATCACTCGTTTTGAGACAGGAATAAAAAATGCAATTGACATGGAGTCTGAGGATGCTTAGACGATATGATTTCAAATGCATGACTTGTGACCACATTGAAGAGCAATGGGTAGATTCTAGTGATCTATTCGCAACTTGCCCTGAATGTGGTGACACATCACAGCGGATAATCTCAAGTGTATCCTCACATTTCAAAGGCGTTGGATGGCCCGATGCCGATGATAAGTGGGCTAGGGATCATGAGAGAGCCGCTAAACGATAATATATCCATAATGCTACGGCACGGAGTTTAACAATATGGCACAATTACTTGATCGGAAACCCGAAGATCAACAAGAAACCCAAGAGTTTTCTACCTTAGAAACAATTTCGGAAGTGGAACAGGAAGCTGAAGAGCCAACCCTAGAGGACACTCCAGAGCCTGAAGAAGAAAATGAGATTCCTGAAAAGTATCAAGGAAAAGATATCAAAGATATCGTCCAGATGCATCAGGAAGCTGAAAAACTTCTAGGCAGGCAAAGTTCTGAAGTAGGTGAACTACGGAAAATTGTTGATGATTTCGTAAAGTCTCAGATTCAAGCGGCCCCAAGCCCACAAAAAGAAACTGACGAAGAAATAGACTTCTTTGCAGATCCTGAAAGAGCTATTGCAAGAGCAATTGAGAACCATCCAAAGCTAAAGCAAGCTGAAGAAACCTCACTGGCTATGAAGCAACAGCAGATACTGGCTCAGTTACAGAACAACCATCCTGACTTTATAGATATTATTCAGGATCAGAAGTTCCAAGACTGGAGAGACAGCACTTCAGTTCGACGTGAACTCTACGAACGTGCAGACAAGCACTTTGACTATGAAGCCGCCAATGAGCTTTTGACACTCTGGAAAGAACGTCAGGGCATGGTAGCAGAAACAGCTAAAGTTCAAGAGCAAGATCGTAAGCGTCAACTAAAGGCCGCCTCTACAGGCAGTACCGCAGGTTCTACCGAAGCCCCAAGTCGTAAAATCTATCGTCGTGCTGATATTATTAAACTCATGCAAACAGACCCTAAGCGTTATCAACAACTACAGCCTGAAATTATGAAGGCATACGCAGATGGGCGAGTTCGCTAACCTACTAAAGCATTAAGGAGCTTAACATGGCAGGTGAATTTTCTCCAACCGGTTCCGTCACCAATACTACTGCGGCTACGTTTATCCCAGAGATTTGGTCTGACGAAATCATTGCGGCATACGAGAAGTCTCTCGTTCTTGCTAACCTTGTAAATCGTATGCCAATGACGGGCAAGAAGGGTGACACTATTCACATCCCTAAGCCTCAACGTGGTGATGCGTCCGCTAAGACATCTGAAAATCAGGTGACTTTGATTACTAACACTGAGTTAGAAGTGCAAGTCGCTATCGACCAACACTACGAATACTCACGTTTGATCGAAGACATTACTGACGTTCAGGCGTTGTCTTCACTCCGTCAGTTCTACACTTCAGATGCAGGTTATGCATTGGCGAAGCGTATTGACACAGACTTGTTCGCACTAGGTAAATTCCTTGGTAATGACGCAGGGACTGGTACGGACTGGGTACACTCTAACTCATTCTACATGGATGCAACTTCAGGGTTGACTGCATATGCACTTGACACTGTTGTTCCTGCTGACGTATTCACTGACGCAGGCTTCCGTGCGGCAATTAAAGAGTTAGATGATAATGATGTACCGATGGATCAGCGTTTCCTCGTTGTTCCTCCTTCAGTCGTACAGGCGATCCGTGGTATTGAGCGTTACAACTCTTCTGATTTTGTTAACGGTCAGCCAACTGTCAATGGAAACATTGGTAGCCTCTACGGTGTAGACATCTACGTTTCAACTAACGCTCCTGTTATTGAAGCGGCTTCTGCGAACTCTAACTCAACTTCAGACACTAAAGCAGGTATCTTAGGACACCGTGACGCTATGGTCTTTGTTGAGCAAATGGGTGTTCGCTCACAAACTCAGTATATGCAACAGTATCTTGCTGATCTGTTCACTGCTGATACTCTGTACGGTGTCAAGGTACTCCGTCCTGAGTCTGCTCTGGTTCTTGCATTCCCTGCATAACCTACCTAGCCCCCTCTACGGAGGGGGTTTCCTAATTCTAATCACTGGAGAGACTAATGGCAATCTTTCGTGGCACAGGTAGTGCGGCTACAACTTCAGATCAAACTACCATTGATACAGTCACTCAAGCTGTTGT